TTTTCGCTTCGTCAATTCGCCGCTTTTGCACATCCTTGCTAGGCGGCAGCGAACTGACGAGTTAGTCGTCTTGGTTTTCTCCATGACCATTTCCGCCGTGAACTCGTCAGGCTCCATTTCTTGCTGGCTGAGTTGCTCAACAATCCAGTCCATGCCGCTAACTTTCGGGATGCTTTTTGCCATTATGGTATGTATTTACGTTGGTGGAACAGGGGCAAGTCTCCCTTGTCGGTTGTCCTTGTGTCAAGGATAATACAGGAAGGTTCTGAGATTGCGTCAGGGACAACTTTGTAGCCGTGGCGGGTCAATCCCTGCCATGCGCCCGTGATAAGCGATGCTTGGTTCCCATCAGTCCAGATTCCGTGCCTGTGCCGATGCGCCCGACAGATTACCGATGGGACACGCTTGCCGACCCTAGCGCGGGTGTGGGTGATTACTCCCAAGGCGATGCTGTGCGCTCCAGCTTCAAGATACGGGCGGGAGGTAGCTGAGATATGGTGCGCGAAGTTGATAAGCGTCCCGTTGATTTCAATGTCGAGGTTGTCCCAAGCGTTTTGCCCGTTCTCAGGATTTTTCGATGCGCCTAGAACTTTGCCCAACCGAATCTCGTCATTGCGCGTGTGGCACTCTGTCCCCTTGATGATGTGAACACCAGCAGCTTTGCTTGTCACGGGTTCAAGAATCTGAATCACGGCGGAAGATTGATCCCCAACATCCGCACTCATTACTTGGGTTGTCCGGTGGTGAATGCCCTCCACTAGGTCTCCGTTAATCACCAACTCGTAAGGCTCATCCCCTACGGTCTTGGCGATCCACTCATGGCAGTCTTTCCAGCAAGCCCACAGCCATTGCTGGAATGCGTTTTGCCCGATGGGGACTCCCTCGGTGGATACGAAATCAGATGGCCATAGCCCGACAACTGAGCCGATATGCAAGTCGGACAAGAGGACAATGATTTTAGACTTACTTTTCAGTGGTTTCATTTGCGTGTAATGTTGCTCAAATCAGACGGAATCCCCGCTTTTTGCGCGATTGTTTGCTCAATCCAAGGTGGTCAGTTGCTTCCTAACTTTATCCCATGCAGGATGGAATATGTTGTCAATGCAGCGCACGATTGCCTCTTCTTGGTAAACAGTAAGGTGACTAATTCCAGCAATGTCAAGAGAAGCGTGAAGTATTTCGTGACGGAGGGTTTCGCGTAAAGTTGACTGCCTTTCAAGTGTTCTTGATGCGAGAACGATTTCCTCATCATCAGCGTGATACTCGCCCCACGATTCTAGCTTAGGGTCTATGCGGATGGTGATGATTTTCCCTCCGATGTTTACCAATGTTGGAGGGGATGTTCTCATGCTACCTTGGATGGGAGATTGAAGCGAATACGTGAACGGATTTTGGAAAGGTTTCGTGTTTTTAGATAAACACCACCGCCCTCTCTTGATCCTGCTGAGTCAGTATTGCCCTCCACTGTGGAGATGTTGCCCATCTTGTCGGGAGAGGATACCGCGATGCCGATATGGGAAAAGGTGAAAATCACAATGTCACCAGGAACAATGTCACCAGCGGGCTTCCTCCGCAACCAAGTCGTCGAGTCTTGCGCGATAGACCAGTTCTCAAAGTCCCATGCACCAGCGGTTCTCGGACGCTTGAACGTCTTTGTCTGCTTCGTGCCGGATGATGCCAACGCCTCGCGGATTACCCAGCAGACGAAAGCCGCGCACCAAGGCCATCCTTTTTTAGGGTTCAGCCATGTCGCAGCCTTGTATTGATTTACGATTTCACCACAGTTTGTGTTGCCCACTTCACGCACCCCCACTTGTGATTTGGCGATGCGAACGATTTCAGACACAAGGTCTTTCATAGCTTTCTGAGTATTTGCCATAAGCTGAGTAGTCCCGCAACCAATCCGACAACCAAGCCACTGATACGAAGTCCGTATTCAATCTGCTCTTGCATAGACGTAAGGACTCCCAGTATTGGAGCAAATGTCCCGACTACGCTATGGAAAAGTTCTTTATTCATCTGGCTGGAAGTCATCTTGTAGTTTGCTTTTTTTGTATCCCTTCCACCCGCCAAGTCGAACGGCGCGGTAAATGGTTTTTCTCGTAAGCCAGCCAACTCCAATCTCCCCCATTGCGTCAAGGAATATCTTATCTGCCATAGCGCGGTCGATATGCCATGTGCTTACGTTGGAATAGAGGTAGTCGTGGATTAACGCCGCCTCGAAATAGCTGCCAGTTGGAGAGAAGATAGACCAGAATATCCGTGGGATGGATGCGCCATCAGTCAAGAATCCTGCGGGAACGGTTAGCCAACCTATCCGTGAATCATAGCGGAACGGAGCGGTAAGCATGAACGTTCGGCTTCCCCTGCGGATGCCAGCCAACGCGAACTCTGCTCTATCTGGAAACTTGTCACTCATGGCTCAGGCGGTGGGGCAATGTCGGAGGCTGGAATATCAATGCGAGCGTCTAGCCCACCCACTGAATCAATGATTATGGCAAACTCAGGGAAATCCTGCGGAGTCTGTGGCGGGTGTCCGATAAGTGGAGTGGCAAGTATCGCATCATCGCATGGAATAAAACAATCTCCTGCGTGTTCTCCGGTGTAGATTGGGTAGCTGCCAGCCAGCCAGAACACGGGCATTCCACGGCTTGTCTGCGCCTCTGCAATGGCAGCGTTGGCGGCTTCTGCTTGCTCTGGCGTAACAACGAATCCGATCATGGCAAACTAAGCGATGTGCAGGTTTCCCAAAGGTTTTTGAGGGCGAGTGTAAACGCGCTGTCTTGCGAGTCAGTTAAACCAAGTCCAAACCCGTAGCTTCCTAATTGAATGTTTGAAAAGGCAGATGGGCTTGAACCTCCAACAGAGTCGGAATTATTCCACGCTAACGCATAAACATTTGATTCGGGGATTGTTCCAGAGTCGCCACCGGATGTAGATATTAAAACAGAACGAGTTGATCCACGTTTGTAAAGCGATCTGTTCCCCACTGTTCTTGAGCCAGAAATAATTCCATTAACTGTTGTTACCGCCTCAATGCTACCCGTACCAGTTCCAGAATGCCTAAGCCTTGCTCGCCCTAAACTAACGGCCTGTCCAAGAACTGTTTGTTTATTGCTTCCTGCTGCTCCTGCCCCTTGTATCTGCGCCAAGGAAACTAATGTTCCTGAATAGATTAACCCAAACTGATAGCCAGTTTCAACGGTAAATCCTAAAGTATCAAATCGAGACGCCGTGTCAAAATATCCGGTCAATCCATCTCCTTGCACATATCCCGCTGCGTGAGTCACCGTGCCGTTGAACGTCCCGCTGCCCAGCGCAATCATGTCGATAGCATTAGGCGCGGCGACTCCCCAAATCGGCAGATACATACGCTTCAGCGAAGAATACCAGCCATCACTTTTACCAGTCTTATAGAAGGTATTGATTGCGTTTTTCTGCGTCCCACTAACCGTCCCACCAGCAGCGACAACTGCATCAATGTATCCTTTAGCGTCTGGGTCAAGACCACCGACGAAACCCCCGCCAAGCATATTTCCAAGTGAGTAGTTCATTAGTAGCGCATCTGCATGTTAGCGTTTGTGAAAATCCTGTTTGCAACAAGCTGTAAGGTGTGTTGCTCGTCAATGCGAATCATTTCCTCTTGAAGCAGCATATCAGCTTCTTGGTCTGCCAACGCTGCTTTCTCCTGCTGCCCTTCCGCACGGAGGTAATCCGCATAAGTCCCATGCGCCATGTATTGATACCACTCAGCAGGGATGGAGGTGGATTCACCCACCCCGTCACCGTAAGTATCGGTAAGTTGCGCCTTGTAGGTAACAAACGCCGAAGTAGGTGCGGTATTCCCAGCCACCAACTTAGCCCCATCTGCCGTCACCATAATGTCATACTCCTGAACGGAAGTAGTCACATAAGGAGCTTGCACATGGATACGCAAGTAAGTGTCAATCGCACTCTTGCCCGACTCAGTGTAGGGAACTACATCGTTAGTCACAGCGCGTTCCTCACCGATCTTTAGAAAGCGAGGCCAGTAGTTTGTCGAACGATAAGCCCTTAACGCCCTGCGGTTAATCAGAGCCTTAATCCTCCCAAGCTCTAGCGTAGCAAAGACAACCCCGCTTAGTGACTGGATCAAAGAAAGCAGTTCAGCGTAGGTTCTAGTTTGCATCAAATGTTGCCAGCTTTAAGGTGTGATTGTGATTTGAAAAAGTCACGGACAAAGGTGCGGTCATCCCAGCACTCACTTCCGTATTTGTTTGCGAGTAGTAGATACTCACGTTGCGGAATAGAACCCACGGGTTTCCCCGCGATGGACTTCACTTCACGCATTTTTCTTGCTTCAGCAGCGGCTTCAATCTCCCTGCGCTTCTCCAAGCTCTCGATGAACTTGCGTCCAGAGCATAGCTCACGGACAAGGGCAGCATTGATTTCTTCGTCAACCAGCATAAAGAAAGAAAAGGGAGGGAGATTTTACCTCCCTCCCCAGTTTGGGTTTAGGCGTTGGACGCAAGGAGTCCAAGATCAAGGATCTTAACTCCGATATACCACTCACCACCAGTCACAGTGCCGGTGAAGATAGGTTCGATAAGAACAGGCACAGCGGATGCCGTGTTGTTGATGTAATAGCCAGCAGCGGTGTTGACAAGAACGTCTCCAGTGTTGAAGGCAGCCTTGGTCAAACCGTCGAGGTCAAGCGCGTCGATGAAATCATCGGGGTCTGCACCAGTGACGCCAACGTCAAGGGTGAGGTTAGTCGATGTTCCAGCGAAGTCCGATGCCTCAAACACGCCGCAGCCAGTCACCACGCCACCAGGAGGGACGAGGGCGATTGTGCGCTGTCCACCAGTGCCAATAGCAGTGATGTCAGCAGCGGTTAGCTTGTGGATGTCGGTAAACCCGTTAAACGATTCTTGAATAGTAGTTTTCATATTTGTTTCTTAGTTTGGATTAGTATGCGATTTTACCGTGGGCTTGGGGATGCTTACAGACAAGCGTTCCAGCAACGTCAATGAAGCCGCGCTCGCCGCCACCTTGGTTCTCAAGGCGAGTAGCACCCATAGGAATCAGGGTGTTGAAGCCCAGATACTTAGGATTGATGACGTAGCCTACGTTGGTGCTAGCAGTTGGCATACAGCTTGGGTTGCCGTTCACGATCTTCACAAGGCCGAAGTCGGAGTCATACAGATTCACCGAAAGAGTGATTTGCTTGCTCGTAGCGTCTTGGTTGACATGGTAGGTAACACCAGCGTTTGAGGGTTGGGCGCGGGTGAAGTTGCTGATAAGCTGGCGAAGTGCCACGTTAGCAACAAGTGTCAGACTGTTCATCTCACCGTTACGAGCAAAGATCGAACCAATCAAAGTGTTGAAGGTGCTTTCGCTGATGGTGGACGAGATGATCGAACCAGAAGGAGTGCGGTATGCAGCGGGAACTGGGTTGGTTGATTGGGCAGCGGTCTGAATCCACTTGCCAAGACCGCGCATTCCGTAAGGAGTGCCAGCACCGTTCTCAACCGTCATCTCGTTGTCGGAGGCGATGGTTGCTTCGATGTCGCGCTTGATTTCACGCATGGACTTCGCTTCCGCTTGTGCCACGTTAGCTGGTCCGACACTGGTGACGGCTTGCTGAAGGTTGGACACAATGTAGTCACGGCGCATGAGTTGGATGTAGTTTCCAAGACGGGCGCGATCCGCGAACTTGTCGGAGAACGAGGTAACGTCGGAACCTTCGCTGATACCCGTGGTAGCGGGGGAGGCGAGGCTGTCAACAGTCCACTCGGTGTAGGTGGCAGATGCTTTACCCTTGCCGCAGAGCGAAAGGATAGGAGTCTCTTCCGGTGCAAGGATAGAAAGCTCGTTGCTTAAATCCTCACGGTTGGAGACGGCGGAACCCTGACCGGACTTGGCGGCGGGGGCTGATGGCTGATAAGTATTTGAGATAGGCATTTTCTTAGTTGGTTGAATTTACTTGTATTTAGCGATTCTAGCAGCAACCCATTCTTCTGGACTCCCACTTCTTTCAAAGCGGCTGTATGCGTCCGTCCCCTTTTTTGTGGAGGGAGTCGAGGATTTCGCAGCTCCTGCACCAAATGGCGAAGATGATGGGCTGATTTTCAGCTTGTTCGCCACCGCAGGTTGCTTCTTGATTCTCGTTCCTCCATGAATGGAGTTGGCAGCATGAGCCAGGATGTATTCGATTTGGTAGCCAATTTCAGGAACTTGTTTGCGTAGCTTTTCGATAAGCGGGTCAGACATTAAATCCTTGAATTGTTTTCCGACAGTTGTGGTTTCATCCTTGATGTCGGGAACTTCTTCTTCTGCCGCAGCGATGTATTGACCTTTTAGCTGTTCCATCTGGGCGATCTGCTGAAGATGCGCCTGTTGAGCGGGAATGTATTTGGTCAACGCCTCACGTGCGTTTCGGTTAGCTTTACGAATCTGCTGCTTGGTGAACTCGCGGTCTCCAACTAGGATTATGTCTTCAGCACGATAATCTTCGTATTCCTCCAATAGTTCATCTGTTGAATCGAGGGTTTTCTCAAGCTCCTTGTATTTCGCCTTTAGGTCATCGAATGACTGTATTTCGCGGAATGGGTTTTGTTCTTGAGGGACTTCCTTGATTTCCGGCTGAGACTGAATCTTTTCCTCCAGGGCTTTCTTCTGAGCGGTTAGCTCGCCAATCCGTTGAAGGAGTCGGCTCTTACCCTTTTTGGCTAAAGATTGAATCTGCTCCGTGGTCAACGACAGTAGATCAATTTCGCTTTCCTCTTCCTCCTCTTCGGGTTCTTCCTCTGTTTCGGTTTCCTCTTCTTCGGTGGGAATCTCTTCCTCCTCGGTTTCGGTTACTTCTTCTTCGGGTTGCTCCTCGGATTCAGGTTCTGGATTTTGTCTTGCCGTTCTCTGAGCTACAAGCTCTTCAAATGACAGGTTAGACACTGATTCGATAGCTTCAGCGGTAGCTTCTGGATTGCTCATATTGGAAACGCCATTTACGCTCGGCGGTGCGATTTGCAGCACACTAACGCAAATTTGTTACAGTTGTCAATAGTGATGTTAAGGGGATAAAAATTCATTGAAACTTTTTCTTGCGTTGTCAGAAAAACCTGCGTAGATTTCTGCCGACGAGAGGTAGGACTCATCGTTAAAGTTTTCCACGCCGCCGCTTGATCGCATGGCTTAAAGGACTAGCACGGGTTTTCCTACCTCCTCGTGCTAGTCCTTTTCATTTAGGCTAGTTTCTCTTGGAACGAGTCAGCCATGAGAACGGGCAAAGGGGTCGCAAGACTTCATCACCATTAGGCTCGCGGCTAGCTCTGACTCCGATCTGTCATCTAGCATCCGTAACGGCAAAAATCCGAAACGGGGGGAAGAGCGTAAAACCGAATCAGGTCTCTGGAAGCAGGGGTTCTGCATGGTGAACCAAGGAACATAGGAATGCGGCAACGCAGCCCTAAGAGATCGGTTTGGCTTTATCCTCTCGGGGAGAATCTTTTTGAGCGAAGCGAACTGATTCTTCTTGATTTGACTGAGAGAAAAGGGAAACTAACCACGCAACACAAAAACATGAACGATAAATTCCAAGTAGGACACGTAGGATGGAGTCCAGATTACGACTCCAATAAACCTCGCAAGCCTGATAACCTGAAACGAACCGAAAATATGCCGAAAGAATTTAACTGCCCGAACTCCGGATACGACTGCGGATACCCTGCATGCGCTCATGCTGACCAGTGCCGAAAACGCCCGATAGCCGTTCAAACCTACACGATTAAGGAGATCGCTGACTACATCGCAGGGTGGTCGATGGCTCCTTATGATGAGGTGGAGAAGATCGGGGCTGCTACGCTCGCCAACGCTCTATCCCAACTTGAAGACGACCAAGACGGCATTGAAGCTGTCCGTCAGAGGAAAATTTATAGCGAGAACGTCCAAGCTGACAGATCATGAGCATGTGCAAACACTGTGAGATGGAAAACGCGATGCCTACCGACACGCATTGCTGGAACTGTAAAAAGCCGATGGCGAATGATTCTCGTCCAGCGACTTGTTCTCCGTCTTTTTTGTGCCGCGTGATAGGGCACCACTGGAAACGGAAAACAGTGGATGAAGCAAAGCTCACTGGATACCGCGTCACGGAAATCTTCGAGACACCCTACTGCCGCCGCTGTGGATGTCGCAATCCAGGATATTTTCATTCGGAGAACAGCCAAGATCACTGACGCGCAGCGTTCAGTGTATCGACCTGTTCAAACAGAAGAACCGTAGAGGATTAACCCCTACGGCTCTCTGAACACACAAACACGCCGAAAACGAAACGGCGAAGCAATAAAAGCAGAGAGTGTTGAAAAGTCAACCTTCTTTTTTCAACAAGGAAAGAAGCTCATCCAAGGTTGAAACGCTGCCTACGATCTTCATTACCTCGTTGGTATCTACACACTGGCGAAGGTCGGCAAAGAATCTCTCGCGCTCGTCTTGGATGAACTGGATGATTGCTTTGAACTCGTCACGGTCGGATAGAGCGTTAACGGCTTGCTGGATGGTTGGCTTAGGTAGCGGGGTCATTTGAGTCGTCCTTTAGGCTTGTTTTTTGCTGTGCGAGGAAACCCGCGATTCTTGCTTACGGAGGTAGAGGCGAGGTTGCTAGCGCGGTTGTCTTTCGGGTTGTTGTTCTTGTGGTGAACATCCTTGCCGTCTCCGTTGGATGCGATACCCAGCTTCACAGCCTTGGCACGTCCAGCGTTACGACCAGCCCTGCGAGCGATCTGCTTGGGCTTCCCGTGATATTCCTGATACTCTTTTTTGTAGTCTCTCATCACTTCATTGATTTGCTCCCCTTGCACTTCCATTTGCGGCGGGAAAGTCGGTTCGGTGAATTGGGGTCAGACTTCCAATCACCTTTGATCTTGGCGGAACGGGCGCAGTACGAATCCCCACGTGCCGTGCCTGGGGAAATGGTAGCCCCCTTTTGCCCGAACTTCACGGTTCTTTTGCGTCCCGTGGCGGGATTGGTGACTATTTTTGTAAATCTCTTTTCCATTATGGTTCAATCAGATATTCGCAGAAAAAAGCAAGTATGGCAGGGGGAATAATCAGCGAGTATTGTTCTGGACGAGGGGCGGTTCTGCGTAGGCAGGTCTCGCAACCTTCACGCCAGCCGGAATCCGCGCCGTCCTCAACCCATTCGCCATCACATCGGGCTACGTCACTGTTGAGCCTGTTCACTTTTTCTTAGCGGTTTTAGCTGAGTCGCGGAAGTCTTTCGCAGTAGGTGCTTTCTTGCTGCCAACCTTGTTCATCTTCTCTCCGCTTCCGGCTGCGATGCGTTTGCGTTTAGCTGCGATGTTGCTATACAGTCCTTGTTTCATGGCTATTGTTTAGGTTGTTGATATTCAGACTTTAAGTCATTTAACTGTGATTCAATATTGCAAGATTCTTTATACATTGCCCAAGCCACTTTTTTCCAATCAACATCCCATACTGGACTGCCATCTTCGTTTCGTTGCGCTAAATCCCAAGCTTTCCACGTTTGAGGATTGAGATTTACACCATTTGTGAACCATGATAATGACATCTTTTGCGTTCCGTTATTGTTCCATTCCTTGAGTTGTTACGCCGCCCATCTGTGCTGGAGCCGTGCCAAGACGACCAATCTCAGCGTTCTGGGCTTGCATCATCATCATTTGATACTGACCCATGTATTTCTGCAAGCGACCTGCGAAAGCCTCGTCAGACTGCGCCCTAGCCGCAACATCGGGTTGCTGGACATACGCCTGAACCATCTGCATTGCAATCTGTGCGCCGTTAGGTTGGGCGGGGACTTCGATACCAGCGAATATCTTGGCAAGGTCATCAGTAACATTCTTCGCCACTTTCTGTTGTGACTCTTCAACTGGCTGCAATACATAGTCGGCAAAGATAGGATTGATGGAGGAAGCCGCAAACTCAAGCAGCTTGTTCACGTCCATGATCCCATTACGATCCAACTGAACCAACTGAACCATATTCTTCAACTGAGTCTCGGCTGTATCTGGGTCACTAGACAAGGAATCAAACGAAACCATAATGGAGAAATCCTCATCGGGACTACCCTTAGTCATCACTTGTGGGTTAGGATTCCCCGTTACTTGGAAGAAAACCTCATCTGGTCCCATTCGCTGATACAGCTTCCAAGCCATCGTAAGAACGTCCTTAACATGGTCTAGGAACTTGCCTATGTAGTATTGCTGCCGCGCCGCCGAAAGGGGATTTTCAAGATCAAGACCAATAGCACGATCAGCTTGACTACGCATCGAAAGCTCACTTTCAACAGAGCCATTATCTTGCGGAGGAATCGGACCGAAAGCAATTTCACCCAAACGCCGATACGGGACTCTGCGACCTGGACCCCAATCAGAAGGAGGACGTCCAGCAGGATGCATAAGAGGAGGTAGAGTTGCGAGAGACGCACGATCAATGCGGCTGTCACGTTCGGTCTTAATTTGCATCTGAGGACCACGGAGAATATCTGAAAAAGTTTGAACCTCATACATTCGTTTCTGGTCGTTGGCTAGGCGGGTGACTACGAAAGGGTAATCGTCGTATCCGTTAAGTAGCTCATGCTTGGCAAAGCCTTCTGTCTGGGGATGGAACACGGTGCAGTAAATACCCTCGGAACCGTCCTCTTCGTCAATCAAACGCTGATACGCATAGACAACCATCACAAGGTCATTGTCGTCTGTGATTGGAAGGCGTGTTTGGGTCTTAACCTTCTCGCCATCGAGATACATAGAGTCTTTCCCGCGAAGGGTTTCAATGGCATTGTCCACCCATTCACGATCCCAGCCCTCGTTCGTTACCTTTTTCTCAAGCTCTTGAGCTGTGAGGAAGGTGCGCCAGAACATATACGGAGCGCGTTGCGGATCGGAAATGTAAGACGGGAACATCACTTCACCATCGGGAGCGCAAGCATAGACAACCGGACAGTCAACCGTTTGACGAGGAAGTGGGATTTCCGCCGCGCCCATCTTGCGAAGGTCTTTGATTGCTTTCTTCGCTCTTTTAGTGGAAAGGTCAGGGAAGGATTGCTGAATCAAATCAAGCAGCACCTCATCATCTTGTCCACTAAGTATCAACTCAACAAGGTCAGGGGATGCTTCTTGAATCTGCTCTAGGCTGATGCTCTGGAGGTAAGAACGCTTCTCACGATTCCAACCAACGTAGGAAACCATAATCCCCTTCTCCATCAGGTAGTTCCCACCAAGCTCCATCTGACGTTTGAAGTCGGGAATGTAGGTGGAACGCATCCATTTCAGGAAGCCAGAAACAACCGCCGCCTTGGGCATTGCCGCCATCGAAGTTGGAAACGCTTTAATGTGGGAACGCTGGAGAGCCTGGTCAAACAGCGCAACATACATATCAATGCGCTCGCCAACCACGTTCACCTCTTGGTCAGAAGCACCTTGCCACGGGAAAGCGTTCGCCCCGTTTTTGCGTAGGTCGTCTGACTTCCCATCCCAGATATTCCGTCGATCATTGTAAGACCGCAAACAGGACTCAAAGTAGTAATCCAGATCAATCAAACAGGTGTCGTAAGCATTAGCCAACGCCATAATATCTGGCTCCTTGTCCACGTAAACAAGGGACTCATCTTCTATTTCTTGCAATGGATTCATGGTATGTATTGGTAGTAGTCCCCAAGGTCGGAATCGACAAGGATAACACTAACTTCCTTCCCAATCAAGCGTTTTGACATTTGAGCGGGAACTTTGACGTTTACTCCAAAACCGTCGATCCTGCCGCGCATCCATGTCGGGTTGTTGCAAGCTCCTAAAATCACCGCTTTTAAGGGCGTTTCCGGCAATTCTACAACAGGCTCCACAACCTTTGCGGGTCGTCCTCTTTTCTTCGGTTCTTTCTTCGCGCTCATGTTAATAGCCTCCACCTCCCTGAGTTGTAACCAAACTGACGGAATTGTCAACGTGATCTATTCCAGAAATTGCTGCGTAACGCAAAACGTCAATAACGTCCTTCCATGCCTCTTTTAATCCGCCGTCTCCGGTGTATTCTGACAACCCTTGGATGATGTTCTCGCAGTCGGAACTAATGTAGAAATGCGGGCGGTTGACAGAATCCAACGGCTTAGAAGTATCCCATGCCATTTTTCCGATCAATGCTTGCAGTCCGTCGTCAATATCCAATCCAGGAGCAGGGATGCAAACCATCCCAGATTCGTTCAAATCCTCAATAATGGAGGACGAACCGTCTTGAACCTGATACTTCGCGGCTCCTAGTCTAGGGTCGATTATTCGTTCAAAAATCTCTTCATCTTCCTCTACGTTCTCAATAAGCTCAATGTAGTCACGGATACCGTAGCCTTGCCCTTTTGCGCCCTCTCCAGGCATCCACTTGCCGTTCCGCCATTCCGCCCAGTCGCCTACGTCAACTCCAGGCCATTCGCGGTAAACCCAAAATGTTCCCGTTTCGTCCACGGCAATCCAGCACATGAACCAGTTCTTTGATCCAGCGGGGTCGATGATATGATACCTTGTGATGTTGGTCTTCGGTATCTTGTCCGGCTCCACCACGTTAACCACCTTGTTGAACTTGGGAAACTTGGTGGCGGCTGCTTTAGTTGGTATGCCGTAAGCCCTAATTAAGATTTCCTCTCTCGGTTTACCGATCAATGTTTGCTTTATTCGGTCGTAACCACCAAAAGGGTTATCTTGAGAGTGGAAATAATGGACAGTTCCCTTGATGTTTTTACACTCAAGAATTGTCGGCACGATCTCATTATCCAGAAGTTCAGCCTCTCGACTCTCAATAATCTTAGCTCCGTCAAGATACTGCTTTATCAATTCAGTGTATCCAAAAATAGGAGTGAACGTAAGCATCATCTTACTGTTTCTGGTCGCTAATCGGAATCTTAACGTGTCGATTATCTCTGGACCACCAAGCATCTCATCACACCATGCGCCAATGTTTAGCCAAGTTGCTTCTTTTGATCCAAGCTCTGCGCCCTCAAGAATCGTTTGATTGTTTGCAAACGCTGCGTAGGTCTTAAAAGAAATACGGGAGCCATTTGGAAGAATCAATGAGTTGTCAGTCCAGCCATTTTTCCTTGAGTAAGACAGATAGGTGTTCTGGCTTGTCTGCTTGCTCTTAAATTCGGCTGGCATCCAGTCATACACGGCAGCTTGTTGTTGACGAATAGAAACCTCGGCGTTTTGAGCGAAACAAAAAATGTCAGAATTGGGGTTTTCAATAGCCGCTTTAACCACAAAGTAAGCACCGACCTGCGTTTTCGACGACCGATTTCCTCCGCTGATTAAGACTTCGTTTCTGGTTGATAAGTATTCTTCAACCTTCCTCCAGTTTTCAAACTTCCATCCATATCTAAACGGGTCTCTTGCCGCATTACGAATAGCCTCCTCACGAATTTGATGAAACTCCATCAATTCCTCAGCACTCATCTGAGTGATTTCTTCATCCGTAGGAACGGGAAGAACTGGATGATCCGTCCACTTTAGCATTTTGCAAACTCTCCCCTGATTTCTTGCGCTTTAAGCATGTAAGCGTTTGCCGCTGCTTCTCTTGTTTTGAATCTTCCGATGTTAACGCTCTTTCTGTTTACCATCATCTGCGCCCTCCATCTATTTGTTGTCTTGCAGAAAACCACTCCCTTCATTCCAGAGGTGTTGTTTTTATTGCAACCACGGTTGAACATATTTTCTGAACGGCTTGCGACTCTTAGATTTACAATTCTATTGTCTGACTTGTCTTCGTTTATGTGGTCAATATCTCCAATAGGCCATGAGCCATTGCAAAACGCCCAAGCTAATCGGTGCGCGTAATACTGCTTGCCAGAAATCCATATTGAAACATATCCACGCCAATTTGCGTTTCCTGCAACATCACCAGCATTGCTAGTTTTTGTTTTTACCTTCCAGACAAAAATGCCCGTTTCTGAATTGTAATCCAAATAATCGGATATGTTCTTGACATCAATCAATTCTTCTGACTTATTTTTCTCAGCACTTTTCATAGTAGTTTATGTTTTGTGTTAAAGCGTCTTCTGGATCGCACATCCGGTTGACGCTTGTTTTTTATCAAAGATCATTGGGTTCGTCAATGATTTCAGCATCAATCGCGCTTTCTCTGATTTTATTTGCAATCCTAGTTCGCGCTTCTGAAATCATTTTTGCAGCGTCATCAATGCTCGCCCCCTTGCGATGCTCCACAACGGTAGTCGCCATGCCGGTAAGTTGTGCCGCTTTATCTGTCAAAATGCCAACCGTGATTGCCAGCTTCTCAGGGGAAATCTTGGCAAGGCTGTCGGGGTCGTCAAATAGCTGTGTAGCGCGTTCAAACAACAAATCGGTGTATTCCTGCGCGGCGATGGCGTAACGCATGGAGAACTCCTTACGCTTCGTCTCTAGGGTATCGTTGTGCCGCCACTCCAGCCCACGGATTACGTCCCGCCCCATTCCCGTTTTCTTGGAAATCTCGCTTATCCTTGCGCCCTGAGATAAAAGGAACAACGCCAACGCTGCCTTGTGGGGAGCGTAATGCTCGACGTTATTGCGGGAAAGAGACTTGGCACGTTCGCGCACCTCAAGGAACCACTCGCTCTTGTCAGGGCGGTCGTCGTAGTAGTTCTCTTTGAACTTCTCTAGTTTTTCGTCACTCATTTCGTTGCGCCTTCTGCCTGATGCTTATGTTCAATACATCAGTCTCGGTCAATATCTTTTTCTTAACAAGCCTTCTGATTGCGGCTTGTGGATCGCGGCTTGATTGGATTTCTGGGAAAAGCCTTGCAACCTTCTCATCGGTTGGCAACCCAGCAAGCAATGCTTCCTTTGGAGAAAGAACAATTCCTTGGTTTCGCATCCTGTCTTTGTATGCTCCCAGAATCCTCTCACCAACAATCGGGTCTTTCTTTATGAAGTCCCGAATGTTTTGACGGGTTTCCGCATCATTCTTTCCAGTTATCTCATCCAGCATTTCGGATGTTGTCTTTTGCCTTGTCGGGTCGAATGGAATAAGTTTTCCTTCTATTAGATTGAGCGCATCTAAACTTGAGAAACCAACGTCCCTAAGCATCGGAATAATTGTTTCATCAGTCTCACCAAGTGTTCGGAGATTTTTCACATGGTCTAACATCTTCTGCATATTGCCAGCGTAGTTGCTTTGTGATTTTGCAATTAGGCTTTGATATTCTTCTGGCGTAACCCTGCCTGCTTGCAATGCGTATTGGTTTCCAGACATAGTTGACTTAATACCTGCAATAGCCTCGTAAATACCATCCGCCTTAAACTTAAATCCATCTGGTATTTTTCTGACTTCCTCGCGTATTCCAAGTTGCCTTGTGACTTTTTCTTGGGTGGTTTTATCAGGTCTTTGCAATGCCGTAATCGTGGATGGAATAAATTCTTTAGCGAAATTACCAGCGCGTTCCAATCTGTTTTCAATGTAATCTGGACTTTCTGATATTAGTTTGCCTGTTTCAAAGTCCCTGCCAGAAATCATTGATGTGCCAGCTTGAAGCGCAAACGAACCTTCTCCAACAAGCTCAGTGCTAAGAACCTTTAGGAGATTGCCAGTCCCTTCCTCTGCGTTTTCTCCCCTTAATATCGACATGACGGGATTTGCCAATATGGTTTGTGGTAAATAAACGGAAGTATTTATTGATCCAATAGAGCCATCTTTCTTGCGGTAAAGCAAAAGCGGTTTATCCCGTTCAAATTCTGCCGCAACAGTATCCCGATAAGCCCTTTCTTCTTCTTCCGTGAATGTCTCGCGGTTAAATTGGTTCAGCCCGTATGTTGCTGCGGCATAAGCAGTGGTCATCGCAACTGCTCTTTTGGCAGCTTCCTTCTTCATTGCCGCTTGATTGACTGGAATATCCTTAAACTCATCTCCGAGCTTTGCCACAAAAGTTCCATTCATCATGTCTCTTATTGCCTTGGCTTGCTCAAACTGAGTCCTTGCAAACTCAAGAGAGTAGGTAACAAACTGAGGCATTACGCCAGCCCTTGAAAGTGCCTTCAGTTCAGGGCTTATTGAATCGTAGTTGGGGTAAGTCTTTGTTGTGAGTCTTGCTCCCATTTCTTTGATCTGCTCATCAGTAGCAGTTGGCATCATCTTTTTCAAGACGTGCATATTGTTCTCGTAGTTTACAACTCTAAATATGTTATCGGGTAAACTGTAAACACGACCAGGAACATTAGTCACTTTCTCAAGAACCTTTCCAATGCGTTTCCCTTGAAGCCCAGCCTTGAGATCCTCATAGGCAATGTTGCCAGTTATCATTCCGCGCTTCTTGTAGTCCTCAAACTTCTGCAAAGTTATTGGAGGTGCTTCATTAGCGAACCTTTTGATTACTGGCAAGCCGCCTAGCCTTGTCCCTCCAAGTGTTCCAAGTGCCATTTTCACAGCATTGCCAAGACCAAGGGCAGGATTCATTCCCGCACCGAGTGTTGCTGCAAGGTTGCTTGGGGCTTGGATCAAATAAGATGAAAGATTCCCAAGCACTTTAGCCGACTTCAAACCAGATACGGCAGTCTCATAAATATCCCCCATTAAGCGAGCCGCAAGCAAGTTAGATTGTTCTTCTACTCCTCCTGCGTAAACCTTGTTGATTGCGTTCTGAGTGTAAGGATCAACAAACAATGGTTCCCCATCAAACATTGCATCGCCACGTTTGAGTTTCAAGGGTTGAAGTCCCTGTTGGAAATTAGGATCAGACGCTTTTACTGCCATGCCAGAATCAAGCAAAGACTTTGCAATCCTAGCATCAGATTCGTTGTATTCGTTGATCCTATTGAGAACGGATATGGTTGACTTTACTCTTTGTCCAGGTTGTGTAATCAGCCCAAGGTAATCTTCTAGCTCTTGTGAAACAACCTTTCTTTGCTTTAATACATTTGGAGTTCCTTTCCCCTGCATAAATGCAGAAAACTCCGTAGGATTGCCCTTCATCTTTAACTGAAGCTCTGCCAAGTATTTATTGGCTTCTTCCTCAGTCATTTTCTCCTCATCAAGTTTCTTTTGGAATGCTGCAATTCTATCCTTACTAGGAGTGGAACTTGCCTTAATATCCCTTTGATATGCGGCGTTTGACTTACCCTCACCTCCAGGTGCAATCCCGTGAAAACGCCTTATCCTTTCCGCTTCTTCGCGTGGCATCTTGTAGTTGCCAATAAACTCCTTCATCCGAGCGTCCTTCATTTCGTCGGTAAGCCCAGTTGTTAGCCGACGTTTTAGCGCATCATACTTTTCGGGGGATGGCGTGTAGTTTGGATTCTGGAAAAACTCATAGCCCCTAGTCAAATAGTCACCGCGATTAAGACTGTCCTCTATTACTTCCGCCCTGTTGTTTGGCAGTAACTTCTCCCCGCTGTTGTGCAGGTCAATCATCCTTTGTTGCTCTGCCCGTATCTTGCTTCTGCCAAATACAAGTTGATCCAGCAGTTCAGGCGGTAAGTCAGGACGATCTTCACCATCAAGAAACGCTATTGCATCAGCCCGATATTGTGGGTTTGCATCAAGGTATGAGTCGATTCGACCACCTATGTTTGTTGCTGTTCCTTCAACAGCTTCCACGGAAGCCTTTGCTTTCTTTGCGGCAGTCGTTGCATCATATCCAATAACTCTAGTAGGAACTACTTTTGATGCAGTTGCCTTTGTTGCATTGCTTATGTATTCACTAACGCTGCCTTTGAAATTAGCAGGAGCCATTTTCAAATCATCTGGAGTAAGTCCAGCAGTAAGCGTGTCAACTAAGTCAATAGTCGTTGGGTCGCCAGCTTCAATAAGTTTATTGATCTCATCAGGAGTCTTATTCCTTATTTTCCGTATGCCTGCGGTCAATCCTTTTTCGGCTACGCCAAGTCCACCGCCCAACGCTGCGCTTGTTCCCGCTCCGATTAAATAGTCTTTAAGCGAGTAATCTTCTTTGCCGCCAGCTTCTTCAACCGCCATGTAAGCGGGAGTTGCCAATCCGCCAATAGCAACACCAGAAGCAATCGGTCTTTTGGCAATCGTGCCGGTAACTTTTGCTAGTTTACCTCCAGCTTTGCCAATCTTGCTTCCAGGAATTAAATTCAAAAGAGTGTCAATAGCCACTCTTCCATAATCAATATCACTTGCCCCTTCTATTTTTTGTGCCGCAATAGAACCTGAGACTCCGCCAGTTAATGCCCCTCCTACATACCCAATAAGAGCACCAGCAGGAACAGTAATTGGAGCAGTTGGACCTCCTAACGCACCTATTGCGGCTCCCCCAGCAGCCCCCCCCGCCTTCATGCCCTCTGCCAACACAATCTCAGCACCAAGTCCAGCAGCAATACGCCCTATGCTTGGGTCTTTCGGTTCTTCTTTCTTTTCTTCCTGCTTCTCTTCTTGCCTCGGAGCTTGTTTCCCAGAAAGATAATCTGCAATCTCATCAAGGGAATAGCCTTCTTCCATTGCATTCTTAATGTCGTCACGACCTTCGGAAATATGCAATGCTATTTCTTGATCGGAGTAGCCCTCCTCACGCGCCCGTGAAAGGCTATCTCTTGTTAAGTCAGGCATCTTTATTTGATAATTTCACCAAGTGGTATTTTACTTGGAACAGTTGCAGAGCTTTTGCCAAAATAAGAATCCAAAGTCTCGTCGGTAATATCTCCGTAAATATCTTCTGCTTTTAATGCTCTCAAGGTATTAAGCGCACCTATCCTATCTCCTGATTCATACAGAAGTCTAGCGCGCTCGTTAGCTCTTGTGTTTCTTTCTATTGGGTCAAGTGCAGGCTCTGGCAATTTCTGCATAGCAGCGTATGCTTCTGGGTTTGCGCCAATTTCAATTTGCCCTGCACTAGTAGCTGGAACGACTGGCACTCCCTCAACTTGCGTAGTCATTACGTCACCAAGTCCAGGGACACTAGCGACTACCTCCCTTGTTGGTGAGTAAGCTCTTTCTGCAAATGCGGAGAATTGTTCGGCGTTCTGATTCCCAAATGGAATTGGAGTTCCCATATTGTTGTATCTAGTCCCAGATTGAGAACCGATAAGAACAATGTTTCCGTCAGCAAGTTGCCGTTGTTCTTTTTGCTCATTTGTCTGAACCTTGATTCCTGCATCTACTAACTTACCAATGCTATTTGCTAAAGCACGAACAGCACCTTGATCCTTAGAGACAAAAGCATTTGCTGCGTCATTCAAAATAGCTGGAGGAATTGCTATGTTTCGGCTGTCAGCAACGCTAACAAGTTGCTCGATTGATCTGGCTACTTCATCTTTGGGTGTTCTTGCTTCCGCAGGAACGGTAAGATTCTTGGTATTCAATGCCATCAACTGACCTGAATACGCCTTTAGATTATCAATGTCCTTGTTTGCTATTGCCTGTTGAAGATTGGAGTAAAGCATATTAGCCTGACTCTCCATCCCGTTTGCTCTTAGCGTATCAATAGCAGAATCAAGACTTGCAACTTTAGAGCGCAAGTTTGAATTAGGACTCAGAAGTGATGTTAATGGTTTTTCTGGCATTTGAATTTATTGAATAAATTTACCATACAATTTGCGTCTCCTCAACGGTATCAGAACTAGGTTGCATTGACATACGCATCTTCTGCATTCTCATTGCATCCATTTCACGTTCTCTTTTTAGACCCTCAAGGTCAAGCCTAGTCTTAAATCCTTCGGTAATGTTGAGTGCTTCAACAACCCTGTCAGCAAGCGGAATGTTCTGATCGCTAATGGCAAGAAGGCTTGGGTTAATCATGTCGGCGTATTCCGGCATGGTTTGAACAATCAGCTTTCCTACATTCTCAGCTAACTTGATCTGTTTGTTTTGTTCCGCTTGTTCTTTTTTCCTCTCCTTGTATTCCTCACCCACCATCGAGATCGTATTGCCTATGCTTTGCCCAAGGTCTGCAACCCCCTGTGCTTGCGTAGCAGCAGCATTAGCCATCCCGCTGTAATCCAGCTTGAATGACTCAGGGTTGATCCCCGAACCTAGCATCTGTCCTCTTCCGTAAGTCGCCATATTGTTGATTTTTACTTGAATAATGATCCAGCCTTACCAAGAGCAAGACCGCCAAGGGAAGCCCCGCCAGTCATCGGGGCAGTCAAAAGCGCACCGCCGATGCTCCCAAGCGCACCCATGAACCCCGCACTACGAGAAGCCTGTGCCTGTGCGTTGGCTTGTGCCGCCGCAAGTTGGTTAGCGCGTTGTGCCGCACCAAGGTTAAGCCCCACGGAAGTATCAAACAACTGAGGTGTTCCCGATCCAATTGCTCCAAGTCCCGTGTTGATGAACTGCTGCCCTTGCTGATACGACAATGGAGTAGAACCAAGAAGGTTTAGCCCTGGCTGGGTGTAGAACCTCTCTGCCACATTGTAGGCGTTCTGTCCTGCTTGTGCTGCCTCGGCACGTTTACGAGCGAATACATCCTCACGCCCCATCACCTCGGAGGCAATAGCGGCGTTTCCACCAATCCTGCCAGCCGCAGAAGCAGCTTCACGCGCTGTCTGTTGGTATCCGCGCTGTTCTTCTGGGCTGATTCTTTGGGATGCCGCTAATGCCCTTTGTGCCTCTGTATCGAAGCCTTGCACCACGCCAGCCTGTTCCGGCGACAACGCTTGCATCAATCCACGGGTAAGACCTGCTTGTCCGGTCATCTGACCGAGTTCCGCTCCCCTTGCCTCACCAAGCCCCATACCAGCTTGTTGCGCGGCTTGGTTGCTAAGACCAAAGATTCCTTGTTGTCCACCGGAACCGCTAAGGAACGATTGAATATCACCGAGATTCAGACCTTGGAACTGAGGACGGAATTGTTGCTCCTGCGATAATATCTGAGGCAATGCGCCAGACATACCAGAAACGTATCTCTGAATATCTTTGCCAATGTCCATCTTTGGAGCTTTGACTGTTTTTGGTTTGCTAAATAGGCTGCCCATGATTTTATCGTAGTTTTGAGTAAAATTTTTCCATGCTTAACAAGCGAGTCCGTTCCGACCCTTTGAAGTCACGGCGAAAAGAAAGGTATTTGTAATCATCTTTGAAAGGGCGTAGTCCACTAAGCATATCGCCGCAACACATGGTGAAGTGAAGCGTGTCCGAATGCTCGAAAGCAACTGCTTTGTCAGGCTCGCTACTGTGTGAGTGGAAGCACAACGCAAAAACCTTGGGAGTTGAAAGAACAACGCCATAAGACAAATGCCAACCGATAAGGCTTTGCAGGTCAATGTTGTTTGATTCATAAAGGGTAAGGGCAGTTGCTAGGTGGGAGGTCATCCTACAAACATTGCGTTGACTACTGTAAAATTGCCTTCGCTACCAGTTGCTGTGCTTGAAGCGTTAATGTCGCAAGATTGTTCTGTTGTTGCTGTTTCATCAGTTCCTCCAACAAATCCTTTGGTATCGCCATCAGTAAAGTTGGCAAATCCAGATCGTGCATAATTTGCATTTGGAAGGGCTGTTGTAAAATTAACGGCATATTTTCCAGTTGCTAACAAGCTAACGCTTGAGACATTGCCAGATGCTCTAATAAGCCTGCGACTTAATGTAACATTACCAGTTAAGATTGTTCCTGACGTGCCATGCGTTACAGTGAAAACAGTATTACTAGTGACCCCCGTTACAACAAAAGCTCCATCTGCGGCTCCGCCAGATGTGAAATCCAAAAAGACTTTGTGTCCAACAATCAATCCGTGGTCAACAGATGTAGTTACCGTTACGGTTGTAAGCGTCCTAGAGTAAGTCCCGCCAATGTCATCTGCCGTTGTTCCATCAAAGTTTACCCATGCTCTAATCCCGTAAATAGGAGCCGCGCCAGTCTGCGCTCCATTCAGCTTGGGAGCAGTGATGGCAGCGTCTGCAATCTTTGCGGTTGTAACGTTAGCGTCAAGAATCTTGGCGGTAGTTACGTTTGCATCCAGAATCTTTGCTGTGGTTACGTTTGCATCCAGAATCTTGGCAGTAGTTACTGCATTTGACGCAAGAGCGTTGGCTGTAACAGCACCAGCCCCCATCTCATTTGAGGTAATCGTTCCCACCTTGAGCTTACCCGCCACCAAGGCAAGCGTTGTATTCCCAGCGGCTATCGCATCACTTGTGAACAACGTCTGGTCGATGATGTTGTTCATCGCCGTACTGGTAATCACTTGATTAGTAGCAAAAGTATCGGTTGTTTCTACGACTCCAGGCATATTACGATTGGGAAATGATTTGTCTGTTTGTCACGGAACCAGTGACCTTAATAGAGGTGATCTTAGGGGAACCGATTGTCCGTGTCAAGGTTAGGCTTCCTACGTAGCCACGAATCCCACCAAGACGGAACCGGATGTTCCCCGTTTCATCTTCGGGAGCGGAACCAGTCCCGAGAACCGTGCCTCCAAGGAAGGTGGTTGTCGTCCCGATACTCTGATTGTTGTCAGGGTCTTCAGCCGCAAAGGAAATAGCATACTCACCAAGCCCACCATCAACGCATTGCATGGTAAGCTGCCCATCGGTGAACCGTTTACGGTCAAGATTGCCCAAGGCATACCCCCTAGTGGTCAAAGAAGAGTTGATTGAGAAGCTAGTTGTAGCCCCAGCCGACACCAAATTGTCCAAAGAACTCTCCGTAGCCTCCAGTTCATGCAATCCACCTAAGGAAGTCACCGCATAAATGCTATCGCGCTCCGATGCGCTGCCGATAATCAGGTTTTTGATAATAAAATCACTAGCCCCAAAGGTATCAATCGACTCCCAAGCCTTATTCAGGAAGTTGAACACCAAAATCGTGTTGTTTCCAAAAGCATCATTGGCTCCTGCGCCAGAATCCAACGCTACGGCAAGGTAATATCGGTTGTTGAACAGCACTCCAACCGCTTCGGAAGCCAGATTTTTGTTAATTCGGTCAATGTATGGCTGGATATTCTTGGAAATAGGCTCATCTGCACCACGGAGGTTGTAATCATTCAGGAACTCGACGGCATAAACGCCATCATCGGACAGGAAGAACATAGCGTTACCCTTCATCACGACACTTTTTCTTGCCAAGCACCCAACTTCGGTAGTTAACTGCGTGACCTTGGTATCAGACAAGCTACCAACAGTCCCGCTTATCAGATGCAAGCTATTCCGATTCAAGACAACTAAGCCGTCATCGTAGAATCCCTTCATCGCCACCAAATAATCCGTCGTCCCACCCGTAATGCGAAACTGATTGGCAATCTGGTCGAACGTATGGCTGTCTAAAATATCCGAAATGGCTATCTCATCGGTAATCTTCCTATCCGTGTAGGTTGGCGAGCTAAACGTGCCAGCAGGTGTGTAGTAAAACGGAACCCACAACCTGCGCTGAAAGTAAACTCCCCAAGGCGGGGCTGGCTGATGGATGAATCCACCGCCTACGCTAAACCTGCCGCCGAACTCAACCTCTAAACCACCGCCAAGGCTGGCTAAATCTCCTACTGGAGCAAAAAACGAAATGTTTGTGGTTGTAGCACTTGCTACCTCGAAAGACTTACCAGAGATTGCGCTGAACTCAGGAACATCCGTTTCATAAATCACAATCGTATCCCCAGTTACAATAGTTGTGTTTCCCGTAACATCCAGGCTCACAAGCCCGTTTGTTACCGAACCATCGTTTCCAACTGTAACAAACACCTGTGGCTGAGTGTAAACACCTGCTGGAACTAAGGTGAACCCAGATTTTAGCACAGCATCAGTAACTCCGAATGTTTGCGTTTGAGAAGTCGTGAAAACATAAGTAAAAACGTCTTTATCGGTAATTGTTGCAACAGCAAACGTCCCGTTAGCAGGAGTCCCGCCCGTTAACCCGCTAACAACAATCTCATCCCCTACGCTTAACCCGTGATCTTTAATCCGCATGGTAACGGTAGTAGAAGCACTCTGACTAGCCGCCTCAATCTGCCGACCGTTAGGAAACCACTCAAATGCCTGCACTCCATCTCGAAACAGATACACACGATCAAACGCCTGTATCAAATCGCAATCTTGCGCCAACGTTTTTCCCGTAGGGTATTCAATATCCGCCGTGGTGTAGTCATCCAGATCAACCAGAATAGCCTTGGAGTCCAACGCCAACACGACACTCTCGGCATTACCCAAGTTAGGATCGCTGAACAAACAAGAAGCCCTCACGTTCACGTTAGCGGCATCATTGATTGGAGTCGTGGACAACGTGCCTGTCTGGTCACTAATCGAAGTCAACCCAACCACAGAATACGTCAATGTATCCACACTAGCCACAGTCAAAACAACATCCCCATCCATTACAGCATCACCCACCAATCCTGTAACACGAGCCAATGCCGTGCCAGTCAATCCATGCCCAGTAATCGTTATCGTGACAACCCCAGCCGCAACACTAGCAGCAGTAATGCTCTTCGCCACATCAATCAAAAAAAACGGTAACTGCAACGGACTTCCACCACTAGTCAAAGTCCCCGTCCGTGCCACAATCCCCTTACGAGGCTTCCAATGCCCATCCATCCGACCATTCAAACTCTCCCTTACCTCCCCCACCTCCAACTGATTCAACTGCAACCGCTGGTTCACACCCACAAACCCTCCATCCCCATCAGAGGATTGTGCATCATCCATCGCACTTCCACTCTGTGCAAACTGACTCATCAGTAGTAATACGCAATTACAAGACCAGATGTAACCTGAACCTTTGTAAACCGCCCACCAATCCCAACTCCGCCAGGCAATACAACGTCATCTAATTTTGAAATCGAATCCAGATTCCCTGCTGTTTGCCCACTCTCACTAGCTAACGCAGTATCAGTCAACACCTGTATCCACCGGAAAACACCAGTAGCACTGTCGCCAGCCTCAAGCACAATGCCTCCACCTTGCCCCATCAGATCGTAGCTCACTGGACTGCTCATAATTTTATTGACTAAATGTTGGTTTTGATTAGAATAAACCCGATCCAACGAATTAGTCGAAGGATCGGAAACCTCAAACATGTTACAGCATGCAGGAAGCGAATCAACTAGTATTTGAATTCAAGGAGAATGTCAACCATTTTTTGGTCAGGCATAAAAGATGGGACACGCGAGCCGATGGCAAGGTTTTTTGGCAGTATTCCCAAGGCAAAGAGAGATGGGTTACTTTTGACTCAGCCATCAGGCAAAATGAGTCTGTCAAAAAAGCTGCTCGCAAGCAGAGATTGAAAAACCCAGAAAAATGTTCGCTGGCGAACAAACAATGGAGAGAGAACAATAAAGAAAAGCACCGCCAAAACGCCAAAGACTATTATCAAAAAAATAAAACACATGTCAATGAGGTTGTGCGCAAAAGACGAATGGAAAGGCGGCACTCAGATCCATTTTACTCACTTGCTCAGGCAACAAGGTCTCTAGTCTCACGCGCATTCAGAAACAAAAATTACAAAAAAACATCACAAGCAAGTGTGATTATCGGTTGTGACTGGGATCAACTAGCTAGGCATATCGAATCAAAATTCTCCGATGGCATGAACTGGGCTAATCGTGGGCAATGGCACATAGACCATATTATCCCATTAGCTTCAGCCAAAACCGCCGATGATGTTTTCCGGCTAAATCATTACACCAATCTCCAGCCCCTGTGGGCATTGGATAATTTGCAAAAAGGAGCAAGATACTAGCAGCACCCAATTAGCCCACCATGCAAATCATATGAAATCGGACTGCTCATGCCCAACTCTTACCAGATTCCCACACCTTGTCAAGCACGTTCGCCATTTGCTCATTTTTTAAAAGGGTGGTTGATCCAATAGATGTAACAGCCCCCACCGCCGCGCAACCCCCTCCCCCCCCTAACGCAACTAACTTGCACTTGCACTAACTTGCGATTGAAGCGACCGCTTGAAAGGTGCTCGCGTGAGTAGTGTTCGGGGGAACTGCGCCGGTAGCTGTGCCGGTAGCTTGAAACGTACGCTTGAATCTCTCGTTTGAATCATGCGCTGTGAATAAGTGTTAACAACTTTGGATTGAAACGACCGCTTGAACCTAGCGTTTACCTTACTTGTCGCAGCCTCAAGTACGTACGCCCTCAACTTGTGACAACTCTAATTTCAAAATCGCGAATTTTTTGCTTGACACTTTTAGACAGCGGTGATTATCCTATTCTTACCAGAGCAATTGGTTAGCGATGCCAGCCAGCGAAGCAAAGGGGATGCGACTTGTTGTGGATATTTAATGGGGAATGGCAATAGGTTCTTGAAACATTGAATCCTTCCTTTCCCTTCCCTTCCTTTCCCTTCTCTTCCTTTCCCCTTCATTCCTTCCCTTCCCTTCTTGTTCTTTCCGCTTGGGTTTTGCTCTTGGTACGTACCACCTGGCAATCCTTCGCTTTGCTTTCCTGCTGATCGTCGCCGAAAGTTGACGCTCGCCGCAAAGTTTTTTCCGATTATTTCCCTGGCGTTGAATCGCGGGAATGCCTTGTGGTTGTAAGGCTTGCTAGCTTGGCAAGAAAAAAGTGAAAAATTATTTTTGAGTTATTGCAAAAAAGATTTGGACAAACTCCGGACGATTGCTAGTTTGCCTCCGTTGCCGCGAACAAGGCGACGACAAACCAACACAAACGAAAATGACAACTACAATGACTTCCGCCGCCAACACCTGCCCAAGGTGCAATGGCTCGGGGAAAGTTTCCTATCGCCCATCTAACGGCCTTTGCTATCGTTGTAACGGTATCGGACTAATCGGGCATAGCAACCCCGAAGCGGATATGGTTATTCGATCTTATCGCGCCGCCGTAGTAGCGAAAAATCCACCAGTATTTTCCGCGCCTGAACCCGATGACGGCGGGGCGTGGTTGCTTTCTCTTTTCTCCAAATAACCAACACAAACCGAAAACGAATATGAAAACAAACAGCAAAGAAGTTAGGAACGCAATCCGCGCCCATATCCTTGAATCCGTCACGGATGACAACGGGGAAACATTCCCCACGTTAGAGGGTGCAATCCTTCGCCTTCGCGGAGAGTTTGAGCGAGTGGCAAACCATCCCGCAAACCTTCGCCGCTTTCCCAATAACCAGGAACGCTTCCACGATTATCTAATGGGCTTGCCTTTCGGGTTTGAGTATGAAAATCACGCAATCGCCAGCTTTCTTGATGGGTTGGGAATCAATCCAACAGGAAAGGCGTATGATGCCGCAAAATCCGCAAGGCTTTACACTTATTTGATTTTCAAGGAAGTGGCCTAACCTCAAACCCGCAAGGTTCCATCCCTTGCCACCATCACCCTATGAAAACTTACCAAGAACGCTTTGCCGCAGCTTTTAATTATTGGATAGCTAAAGACGCCCCGCCATCAGCCGCCCGTGACTTAGCACATGAGCAGATTGAATTCGAAGATCGAATGGATGAGCCGGAATGGAAAGGCTCAAATGACAGCTTGGAAAACCTCCCTTGGATTTAAACACTATCACCCCATGAAAAACGCTTTCTACCTTATCCTTGCCCTTGCCGCTTTCGCACTAGCAATCGCCGCATCCAACGGCAAACTTGGCGGAATCTCCGATGCTGAGGCATTCCGCCGCGCAACTCTCACACAACCATAAACAAAACGAAAATGAACTACAATATCTCACAAATCCTCAATCTTGAAAACTGCAACGCTGGAGTTCCCATGACTCTAATCCGCGATGCCGCCGTTGAAACCATCCGCGATAATTGGGGGCATGATTTAGATTTAGCCGAAACATTCCAGTCAGGAAATCTAAACATAGCTGCCGAAACTGAATCGGTCAACGAATCCCTAGCCGATGCCAGGTGCGAGGCTCGCGTCACTCCAGACATCGTTAGTGAAGCCCTCTCACATTGGGTATCAATGGAAACCCTGCGCGGCAATATGTAAACCTAACAAACCAGCGGGTTCGATCCCCGCACTATCATCACTATCACAAAATGACAACTTACGCCGCACTATCAGACCGCATCCGCACCGCTATCACCCGCGAAGACCTCGCCAAGCGGGAAACGCAAATCACCCGCCACTATCACGCCGGAACGATCACCGCCGCCGAGCTTTCCCGCTTGGATGGGAAAATCATGGAAAGGGCATTTTTTATTCTCGACACAATCCCGACAAACCCCACCATCACGCCATGATCCTTCCCGACGAAGATAAACACCGCTTTGACGCGCCGCCCGAACCGTCCACAAATGAGAGATGGGACGAACCGGAAGATCATTGCGATTACATCGACACATTCTCAGACGAACCAGAATAAACATGAACACACACACACACACAACGCCAGCAGGGGATACTTTCCTCCCCGTCACTATCATCCCGCACCCGCGCCGGAACATAAACCGCCGCCAACCGCCGGAACCTTCGCCCCTTGGCGTATGGTTGTTAATCCTCGCCACCGCTATCATCGCGTCCCTCACCACCTACCTCCTAACAAAATGAAAGCCTTTTACGAATCCGCGATTGAACCGGAATGTCCACGCCCTGCTTACGATCCAGACATGGACATTCCAGAACCGCCAGCACCGCGCCGGAAACCGCCCTTCGAGACGCTGCACACGCAATGTGGGCAGGTTCACACTTTGCACGGAGAGACCCGCCTTTATACAGGATGGTACACCTCATGCGGAGAGATAAAAAAATATGCCGCTATCGGAATCAAATTCCCCAGGAGGGAACCATCCGTAGAATGCAACCGCCGATCCGCTGCCAGACTGCTCCGCTCGATCAGAAAGGGGGGCGTATGTTAATCGACAACGCCCCAGCCCTTCTCCGAGCCGCCGCCGACGTTATGGTTATTCCCGTGGAGGCCATCACCGGAAAGCGAAAAACCTTCGCGGAAGCACTCGCCCGCCAAATCGTAATGACTTTATGGGCGGAATCCCACTCCCTGCAATCCGCCTGCGAGATCGTAGGGCGCATTCACCACACCTCAGCAGTTTATGCCAGGGCAAAGATTCTTAGCCAGTTGCAATACTGCGAGAACACCCGCGAGCGTGTCAGGAAAATCATGCGAAAATACTCAGAAAATATCCTTGCCGAAGAGCAGGGCAAACCGTAAAACATCACCAACGCGAGGTTCTATCCCTTGCACTATCACACAAACCAACAAAAATAAATGCGCCTAGAACACAGCACACCAGAATTATTCGCCGCCCTCGCCAAAATGCAAGGGGAGGTTGAAAACGCCACCAAGGGGAGTCTCAATCCCCATTTCAAAAGCAAATACGCAGATTTGGCGGAGGTCTTGAACACCGTCCGCCCCGTCCTAGCAGCCAACGGTCTATCCGTTATCCAGTCCCCATCATTTGACGGGGGAATCTGCCATGTCACCACCACAATCGCCCACAGCGGGGGAGGGTATGTCTCAGGCACAATGTCATGTGTCCCAGCCAAACAGGACGGGCAGGGCATCGGAGCCGCAACAACCTACCTTCGCCGCTACTCGTTAGCCGCCGTTTGCGGAGTCGCTCAGGAGGATGACGACGGGAACGCCGCCGCGCATACGAAACCCGCCACCTACCCGCTCATTTCCAGCGGAGAGGCAGCACGGATCAAGGAAAGCATCGAAAGCCTCAACATCGACGAAGCCGCTTTTCTTCGCCACTACGGAGTCAAGTCTATCGGGCAACTCACGACCGATAAAGTCCCCGCAATCGACAAGGCATTTATCGCCAAAAACAAAGCAAACACCACAGTATGAGAACCACACACACACCGTTCAAAACTCCAACCCGTAGCATCGGGCGGGACGCTGCCATCACAGTTGCGCTCCTCCTTGCAATGGGAAAGCCGAAACCAACCATCCTTCAAAAAATCAAACGACTGTTTCAATGATAACCAACGCACAAATCGAACACAATCTAGGCAAAGCGTATTATCTACGCTCCGCAACCCCCCGAAACCTTGAAGCTCCGGTTTCCAAGTCTCTCTTGTGGGATTTCAATGAGTCGCCTTACAAGTGGCGGCATTCATCCGGTAGGGAAGTCACGAAAGCAATGGACTTGGGGACGCTGATTCACTCAGCGATTCTCGAACCAGAGACGCCGCTCACCGACATTGCAGCAATATCGCCATTCGCCGACTTTCGCACGAAAGCAGCCCAGGAATGGAAAGCCGACCAGAGAGAAATGGGGCGCATGATTGCCACGGAGGACGACATCCGCGCCGCCTCCGGTTGCGAGCAGGTCTTTTCCGAGGACTACGCGCAACGCTTCGGAGTCGGCTACAAATCCGAGGTTGCGGTTTTCGCCACCATTGGAGCGACTCAGATTAAGGGCATGATTGACCTTGTGCCGGACGGACTAGACTTGCTTGTTGACCTCAAGACAACGGCACGAATCGGGAGCTTGCGGGAAATCACTAACACTATCATATCCCGTGGGTATCACTGGCAAGCCGCTCTTTACCTTGACCTTTGGAACGCCGCAACCGGAGAAAAGCGCAACCGTTTTGTCATCTGCTTCATCGAAGTCTCCGAGCCGTATGAATCTGCATGGGTGGAAGTCTCACCCGCACTTATCGAGGCAGGACGCGCCGGATACATGAACGCGCTTGCCAAGTGGCAATCCTGCGTAGCAATCGACGTATGGCCTCGCCAGCATGAAGGAATCACCCTAATCGAGAAACCAGCATATCTATGAAGCCATACTACTACATATTCAAATCAAGTGGACACCCGCCAAGCAAACGGCATAAATCGCTTGAATCCGCTCATCTGGAGTCATTACGCCTAGCCGCCCTACATCCAGGACAGTCGTTTGAAATCCTCTGCTGCATCGGAATAACTCAAGCCGCGAAAGCATCAACATTCTGGATGGACGGAATGGAACCATAAACAATTTCCTCGCCTTCCGACCATTCGGGGGGCAGGGGCAAAGGGGGGCAGCGCATCCCAAAAAACGCTGACCAATTAACTAAAAATATGAGCGATAAAATCGAAATAAAAGGCACAGTCGAAACGATTCTTGAAATCCAAGAGTTTGCTTCCGGCTTTAAGAAACGCACAATCGTCGTGAACACCGGAGGAAAATATCCTCAAATGGTTCCCGTTGATTTCGCCAAGGAGAAGATCAACCTCCTAGACAGCCTCACAGACGGGCAGGAAGTCACTATTGGAGTCAACCTGCGGGGCAACGAATACAATGGGAAATACTACGTTTCCCTCGCTGGCTGGAAGGTGGACGCTGGAGCTATGAACGCGCCACAGGAAGAGGACGACATCCCCTTTTAACCTTGAACACCGAGCCGCGACGATAAACAATCCTCCCGCCCAGAGAATCGCAGCAGGGCAAATTTTCCAATATGAAACAACCACCAATCCCACCAACATACTCCATCGAAGAAGCTGAACGCTTAGGCTATCAGTCCATCACCACATCCTACACTAAAATGGAGCGAGAGTTTCTAATCAACGTCCTCCTAGACATGATCGGCGTTGACCATTGCCTGATCGAAACAGGGCGGGGGCTGGAAGTGGGAAGGCTGAAATCCGAACTGCTATGAACCTATTCCCCGAACTACCTGAAGAACTTTCCCCCCGCCTCAAATGGATGGAGGCTAAAAATATCCGCACAATGCAAACAAAAGACAAAAAATGGGTTGCTTACAAGAGCGAAACCCAGCATCACTACACGCATGAGGACGAGGTTGACGCGGTTGTCGGTCTCGCCAAGAAACTAAAAATCAAACTTTGGAACGAATGAACATAAGTAAAGAAAGCATGATTAAGTTGGGATTTAAGAAACACGGAGAGATATGGCAGCATCACACCCGCCCCGACCTAAAATACAAGGACAGAGCTTGGGCTGGTTTAGTTAGTGATATATACACTAAAGGATACATCAAAGGGAAAAGAGATAACCAAGCAGCTATCCGAGAAGCGTTAGATATTAGATAAACCAACACAAAACCATGAACACACAACCAACACCTAAGTTAGACGTATGGGAAGCATACTGCGATGAATGCTACTACCACATGTGGAGACTGCGCCGTAAGACTGAAAGAGGATGGTATGATGGATTTCACATCCATACAGGCGAAGAAGCCAAAGGTCTTTGCGAGACGCTGAACAAACTCGAACGCGAACTCAACGAGGCACGGGAGGAATCAATCCGCTGGCAGTCCATTGCCGAGGGGCGGGGACGCACGGATGATGATGAGCAACTCACCGCACAACGGGATGGAATGGAAGAAAAGCTA